TGTTTCGATTTTCAGAAGTTCTTCGATATCTTTGGCGTATCCTTCCTGGTCTGGGATTACATAGCAGTCATCATTTACCAGATACTGCCCGTTTTCATCTTTCTGTGCATATCGGCTCAGTATATCCTCTCTTTCTGCAGAATAGGCTTCGGATGCCGCTCTAACTGCAGATACGTTCTTTTTTACTGTATATCCCAGTTTTACAGGAAGTTTCTTTATTTTCATTTCCGCATAAGTATTCAGGAATGAAAGGATCTGACTATTTCTGAGTTTCATCTGTCGGTTCCTCCTCTGTTGTATTGTCTGTCTGTTCCTCTGAAATAGAGTCCTGCATTTCCCATACGGTCTCCTGGAATGCTGCTACCTGCGCGCGAATCTCTTTTTTGTTCTTATTGAAAGCATCCTTGTCCTGAATGGACTGGGTAATCCTGTCGTTCCCGCCGTTTGTAGAAATCTCTGCAAAGAGACTCATTGCAATCTTGTCTTCTACCTTAATCGTTCCATTTGCTGTTAAGCTCTTATTAATTGTCAGTTCTGCTGCCATGTTTCTTTTCCTCCTATTTCTGAATTACACTTACTGAGGCGTTTTTATAATAAAATATTCCGTCGCTCAGCCATCCCAGCTGTTCTTTCGCTAAAGTTCCCCTGTAAGACCTAATCGTCAAGTCAATTCCATCGTCATGAAATGAAAAAGGGAAGTAGCCCGCAACCAGTACTTTCTTAATTACTGTAAGTTCTGATTCTTTAAGTACTCCCCACTTAATTGATATGTTCTTTTTCTGTGCAATCACATCTCCGATCATCTCACCTGAAGCAGATCTTCCGGTGTTTGATGACCAGATAATTTCGTCATTTACAGTTATCTCCGTAGGTGCAGGAAGCACGGTGTTTCCTGACCATAATATTCTTTTTGCCATCCGCACCTCCTTTAATAAACCAGCTCTGATCTTCCTTTCGCTTTTGTGTTTTGGTTCGTTTTTTCTATAAAATATTTTCTAAGAGTTTCCGGATCAATCCTTACCATCGGTAATGTTTTGATTAAATCTATTAATTCCTGCATTAATTTTGCTGTATCACCGCCTGATAATTCAGCGGCAGCTCTTGCCATTTCCAGCATCTTGCCTTCTGGTGCTACAACTTCACCTTGGTGTTTGTTATCACCAATCATTGCCAACTGTGGTGTATTAGGTTTTACATATCCACCATTTGCAAGAAATGGAATTGTTCCTATCTGCGGAATGCCAAAACCGTCAAAGCCCCACCAGCTTCCTCCGATTCCCGGCACCCAGTTTGGAACTGTGATGCGGAAGCGAATACTATTAATTCTGGAAATCACTCCATTTATAACTCCCAGTACTCCATTAAATGCACTGATAATCGCATTGATCGGGATTCTTGCAATGTCGGCCAGACCTTGGAATACACCTTTAAAAATATCGCGGATTCCTTCCCACGCTTTCTTCCAATCGCCGGAAAAAACACCATTGATAAATTTTACTACTCCTCTAAAAACAGTCTTGATATCTTCCCAGACATCCTTCACGCCTTTTAAGAAGGTATTAAGTGTTTTTCCTAATATTCCAAAGTTTTTTGACCAGTCCTTGTTAAATACTCCGTGTAACCATGTAGAAAATTCGGAAAATTTTGTTTTTACTTTCTCCCATTTTTCTTTCACGCAGTTCACTATAGCTTTCATCGCTTCTTTTATATTTTCTACCAAAGTGTGAAAGGCTGCTACGGCACCATCTTTTAATGCGACTGTCTTAGCTACTACCCAGTCTCTTAACTGGGCGCATTTTTCTTTTACCGTATCCCAATTTTTCCACAGTAAAACTCCAACTGCAATAGCTGCTGCAATCGCAATTGTAAGTGGTCCGCCTAATGCTCCCACTAAAGCCGAAATCCCAGTTTTCACCAAGCTCAATGCTCCAGCAGCGCTATGAATAGATCCGATAATATTAACCAGTGTGGTTATAAATCCTGCTGCCATTGATACAAATTCCGTAATTTTCCACGCTGCAAAAAAGGACGCAATAACAATTGCCACAGTCTGTATAATCTCAGGATTAGCAGAACACCAATCTGCAAACTTTTGTAACACATTGTTAATTCCATCCCATACTGTCAGAAAAATTCCACCTGTCCATTGTGCCAATGGTTGTAAAACACTGTCCCAAAACCATTGAAATAATGGTTGCAAGACTGTTAATATACTGTTCACTATTTTAA